ATGGTTCGGGAATGGAATGAAACTCGCGTCTTCAGAGTAGTGCTCGAGGACACTGACTACGGTAAAGTGCACGTCATTGAATACGGAGGTATCGGCGTCGTCAGAAATACACCAGGTCTCTTTGAGGCGCTTCTCCAGGAACGCGCAGAAGACGCTTTAAGTTACTATCCGCAAGGTGCAAACAAACAAGTATTGAATTCCACCACTCTCTACGCTGTCAAAATAGTGGCGAATCGCACTATCGACTTAACTACTGTGCAAATCTGCATGGATGTAAACGACCCATCTGACAAGGTCTTCTTCGCCCTCTACAACTCCACAGGACACTGGCTGGCTGAAAGCCAGGGTAAAGACGTGGACTCTACAATCGTCGACCCTGTGTGGGCTCTTCCAGTTACTTGGAACCTTCAAACAGGCTCAGCCAACATCGTGGCGGGGGAAACATACTATATTGCCCTTAAGGTTGATGGCGATGGAATAGGCGCATGGTACTATGATGACACTGGGGGAACTGAAAACTTCAGTATGTGGGCGGACAACGGCTGGCTAGTTTCATATCCTGATGTCCTAAGCGACATCGAGGAAACCTGGAACAATTACACGCGCATAGCCAGTACCCGGAGTTGGAGTAGCCAGCTTGTTATGAGAGGGACAGGTGTCAGGCCACCCACAAACTTAGCGGTGGGCTGGAACCAAGTGGCTGCGTGGGGACGAGATTTAACACATACTCTAGCTGAGGTCAACGCTAGCTTGAACAGTGAATCAATTAGCTGGACTGTGATTGTCCTGGAATATGCGAATGGAAGCGAGTATGGATTCATCTACGGGTATCACATTGATGATACTTCCCACGTCGTAAATGCTATGAATGATTACGTATGGCTCTTCATCAATGTGGTTGACACGTGGAATCATGAATACTAGGTTGAGGATTGATTGACCGCGCTCACTCATCCTTGGCCTGTGTGGGGAAAACTGCTCAGAGATGGCAGCCCAGCTAACAACATTGAAGTCAAGGTCGAAGACGTCACTCAAGTATTTGAGAAAACTGTCTACACCAATTCCTATGGCGAGTACCAGGTTACACTAACCAATGAGGGCACAGTTCACAATGGTGACTCGATTAAGGCAACTGCTGTAGGCTGGGGGAACGCCTATCAAATTGACACAGCCACAGAAGGCGAATCAGGTAGCCTCCTAGATTTTGATCAGCTTGTCAAAAGCCAGCAGGAAACATTGAATCTGACGGGCGCTCTGATCAAAGCCCCCTCTATATTTATCTCAGATATCTTGCAGCTAGGCGACACAGTTGAGCGCAAAATCACCTATCATAAAACCCTGCAGGACACACTTTTACTCACCGATGTCTTCTCCAGGACTTGGGTAGCTAAACGTCAACTATCAAGCACCCTGCAGTTAGTTGACGTCCGGACTGCTTTCAGATTAGTTCACAAGACGGTTACTGATACACTGCAACTGCAGGACGCTCTGGTTAAAGCACCATCCATATTCATCTCAGACAATCTGCAGCTAGGCGATATCGCCTCACGCCATATCCATTATCATAAGACTGTCCAGGACACTTTACAACTCGCAGATGCCTTTTCCAAAATATATGATGCTCATCGCCAACTATCTGACAGCTTACAACTAGCAGATATTCAAACTGCCTCCCGGACAATTCACAAAACTTATTCCGACACGATTGTGATGGCTGACAGTCGGACACACCGAATTTTCAAGTCCAAGACCATGACTGAAACATTGAGCCTAGTGGACTCAGTCATCAAAGCCGCTGGCATAGTGCTGTCAGATGAGTTACAGTTCCAAGATAGCCTGGTCAAATCAACTAGGCGAACCTTCACCAATAATCTGCAGCTGGCAGACTCTTACATTAAATCCAGGGCAATTCACAAAACATATTCGGAAACACTGAACCTCAACGATGATGAGGCGCACAGGCTTTTCAAAGGCAAACAACTGACCGAAACATTGTACTTCGGTGACAGCATCCTCAAAGCATCTAGCATAGTGGAAACTGAAAACCTTCAACTCCAAGACACCATCATCAAAGCAACTGCGAGAGCCTTCTCAGAAGCACTACAGCTCGCTGACTCTTACGCTGCCTCACGAGTAATCCACAGGACTTTTTCAGACACATTGAACCTGGCTGATATCCACACAGGACGAATCTTCAAAGGCAGGACACTGACGGAAACCCTTCAGCTAGGTGATGCTTTTTCCAGGACTTGGGATGCTAGAAGACAACTGGCTGAGCAATTACAGATGAGCGATGTGTTTGCTCGTGATTGGACTGCTAAAAGGCAATTACAGGAAAGCATGGTCTTCTCTGACAATGTAATCCGCAGACAAACCCTGCTCAGAACATTATCAGAATCCCTGAACGTGAATGACCTAGCGCCGACTGTGACACTGCACTATGGTCTAATCACCCATGGCGAAACCGATTACCTGACCATAACGGACAGCGTGATCAAGAAGGTGGGTAAAATACTCACTGAGAACATCAGCCTTCAAGACCTGTGGTCCAGAGGCGCTATGGTTTGGCACAAGCACCTGACCACTCAGATGCAGATGGCTGATACAGTTGCGCGCGCGCATGCGATCCGAAGGTCTTTAACTGATACTCTTCAGCTGCTGGATTCAGTGTCTCGAGTCCGGGTGCTAACACGATCGCTCCAGGACACTTTGACGCTAACTCATCCTCAACCTGTTTTTTCAATATCCAAATACATAACTGACCAACTTCTACTCACAGATGCAAGTGCACATGCGTGGGCTTCTCACCGGACATTTTCTGAGGCACTCCAACTAGCCGATCTAGTCAGCGCGTCGATGTTTGGTCCGTTTTTTGGAACACTCACTCAGATAGTGCTAGCGAAGACTTTGACGCTCAGTGAGCTCTTAACAGTGCTCGAGGTCGACAAGCTACTTGCCTCAACAACACAAGTCAGCCTCGTAAAAGACTTAGATCTAGCGAAACTCCTAGCCACACTTACGCTGGAAGAGGAGTAATTATTTATCTCTGAAATACAGAGTAAGAAAACACTGCATCTAGAACGCAAACACCAGAACCAAGAAATCAGTTCCAAGCATTAGAGTGGGAATTTGAGGCTTCACTCGGCAAGGATGGGTGTCGTGTTGGTGCCTCAGTTTTCCCCCCCAGATCCCATTTCCCCCCTCACTATATCACGATGCCACACCAAGGCGCCACGTCACCGACAGTTGAGGACTATGTGTGTGACAGGCTAGGCCGGGCTACTGCCATCCACGTTGCGGAGGCAACCTGGAAAGTGTAGCTTCATACATAGGCAACCCAACGAGCTTGGTTGACCCCTCCACCTCTTCCATTACGATCGGGGGGGTTCCTGAGAAACCGGTTAGACGAGCGCCGCTTATATTACCTCATGGTACTGTCTCGACATCAGTACACCCAGAGTCGTACATAACCTGGAAGGGGGTTTTTCACTTTCCCCCTTCCTCCCAGTGCATTATGCGAAAGCATAACCACGTGGGTGAGCTAGAACCGTTGAAAGAGACGGTGATGCTCACCCCCTTCCCAGTGATTATTTTTGTCGAGTAAAGGTATGAATAGAACCTGCCCTAATTGTGGCAGACTATTTGATGTAAACCAGAACAAATGTCCATCCTGCGGACATAGTTACTGGACTGGCTCTCACAGGAGAAAATGAAAGAATGGTCTATTTAGGTGAAACAATCCGGTATAAATGTCAGTTCAAAGACTTTGACGACGCAATTGTAGAGCCGACAAGCAACTCGATAGTTGTCACCAACGCTGCTGGCGTTTCAATCTTCACAGATGACGACCCCACGTGGGACGATGCTGATGAGCTTTTCTATACTGATTTCACAATACCTGCAGGAGGCGTAGCTGGTAACTATAAGATTGTGTGGACAGCTGTTCTCGGCGCCAACACTTGGGTAATCAGCCGGGAATTTGCTGTAATAGCAACCTGACCGGATGGATGTGTCAGTTCCAATTTCTTCTCCTTTCTCTTCAGGCGACCAAGCAGAAGATGGCTGACACACCTTCCCACTCACAATGACTAATCATCTTAGAATCAGGAACCCCTTTGATCGTACGGAAGACTTTCAGCGTTATGACCTCATGTATGGCTGTGTCGACTACCGTAAGAAAGTAGTGCTGGACATAGGCGCTGACGTGGGATCTACAGCTGACTTTTTTCTCCAGAAAGGCGCTCGTAAAGTCTTCGCAGTTGAATCCGAGCCCAAAATATACGATCAACTCGTCAAAAACGTGGACACTATCCTGGGGGCTGGAAAGGTTGTGCCTATTCACATGGCTGTGCAAACACCCGAGCATTTCGAGCAACTACTCACACGCGCTAATCCTGACATCACCAAACTAGACGTCAATGGTAAAGGACGAGAGTGTTCGCATGTTGAACATCTCCTTTGTAAAGTAGATCCCCACCGCCTCAAATGCTGCAATGAATGGCTCATCGAGATGCATGGCAACACGTTGAAAGACATAACTATGACTTGTATGGGGTCTATTGGCTTTCACATGCGACGTCTAGCTCAGCGAGTGGGTTATTTCAAACTTGAGTGATAGTATGATATCAGTGGTAATAGAGCAAACAGGAACACACGTGTCGCTTTGGCCTGACAAAGTCAACCGGAAACTGATGGAACTAGTCAACTTAACTGGCGACTTCGCCCACAGGACAATGGTTAAGAAAGCGCCTAAGCGCACAGGTCGAATGGCTAGAAGCATCCTGAAGCTAGTTACTGGCTTTCACTGTCTAATTGGGCCCACAGTCGACTATGCAATATTCGTTGAGGAAGGAACAATGCCTCACCTTATTGAGCCTGTAGCTGCTCAAGCACTACGCTTCGAGATAGGCGGCCGAGTGGTTTTCGCAAAGTATGTGCATCATCCTGGAACAAAGCCTCAACCTTTTGTCCGGCAAACAGCAGAAGCCACGAGAAGAGAGATCCCTCGATTTTGGCGAATGGTTTGGAGAACTGACTAATGCCCTACAACACAGCTTATGAAGCGATCGTGACTAAGATGGTTGCGTTACTGGAAGGTATTTCAACTATCAAGAAGGTGTTCGCGGGTAAAACATCCAGCTTCAGACTCTCAAAGCTTCCCCTGGCAATAATTGAGCCTCCCGAGGAAGAAGCCACAAAGATATCTTTAGATCAATTCCTCCTCGTGGGCACGTTTGACGTATATATCATTATCCGGGAGACTGTGCCAGCGAATTGGTTCTCAGATATCTCTGCTCTCACCGGAGCTGTGATTGATGCTGTGATGGCTGACCGGACCCTCACTGGCTCAGTGAAAGACATACACTGGACTTTTCATTCACCTGGGCAAATCACCGTAAGCAACAAGCTGTTTTATGGTGGAATAATCCGGTTCAAAACACAAAGATTCTATGATGCTTAATGTATCAACTGACCGGAAAATAGGGGTCTATCATGTATCAAATAGCACCTCGAGATGCATCGTTTACAAAAATTCTAGCGCGAAAAACATACCCCCCCCTATGTTTTACCATACATGACTTCCCCGTTTGGAAGCTTCCAAACCATTAGTTGTGAAATAACTATCCATGAAACTCTTCAAATCGTATAGTTATTGGATCAAAAAAAACCTATTTTTGCGTACATAGTGGCGCGCGCGCCATTAAACTATTCACAAATCACGTGGACGGCCTGTTTTGCATGCTCTGCATGTGGCGCAGGCTGTACTAACCTAAAGGAGATAAAAACACAATTGGTATTTGACCTTCCGAATATAGGGTCCGTCGCAAAAGTCAAGAAAGGCGGTAGCGTCCTCGCTAAATGCCAGGGCGTTACAGTCGGCATGGATGCTGTTCTCGTCAAAGAATACGAAATTGGCTCAGCCGATCCTGCTATGATAAAAATAGGACACAAGACATATCCAATCCACATCGACAGGTTGTTCACTGACTACGCGCTAGTCAATGACTTGATTGGTGGACTAACATTTGCACTTGACGTGCATCCTTCTGGAACAGCTGCGGGTGAACCATCAATCACATACTCGCTTTGCCGAATCAACACGTGGGAACTAGGTTTCGACGCTGATGGTCCTGTCTTGGAATCTTGCGATGGTGAAGCCGAAAGCATCGCCACTGGCACTGTAGCGGCTTAGTCTAAACCTCTAACGGGTTTAGACCTTTAGGGATTGAGGGATTTTATGGAAAGTATCAAGGAAAAGAACAAGGATGTTTTCTTGAACTTAGGCTTAATCGCCTATGGAACTCTCCGGGACATCGAGAAACTACAGACTATGATACACGACAGCGCTGACTCGCTGAAAATAGTTTACATGACTGTCTCCGGTGAGCGATTACGTTTAGTTAAAAGAGGTGAAAAGATTGGAAAAAGGAAAGAGCCAGAGCGAGATCGATCGGGAACGTGAAAAGAAACTAGACGATCGCATGCGCAACTACACTGCCAAAGAGAAACAAGATGCTGAACTCTTCAAAGTAAGCGACTTCCTAACCGATAACGCAGCCAGTGAAGTGCAATACATTGAAATCAAGGGCAAAGTCAAACGAGTAGAGTTTGGACGCTTAAACCTCGGGGACTATATTATCATCAACAAAATACCTGACACCTATGAGCGAGCTGTCCACATCTTATGGATGATGCTCAAGAAAGTAGACAAGGAACTCAAACTGGAAGACCTGAAGAACCTCGGCGACAAAGTAGCTACACAACTCCTAGACGCATTGACCAAGGACACCCCTTTAGAAACCCCGAAACAATCAAGCGCTGGATCAAGAGAAGCGGACAAGCACAGTTCTTAGGACTCCTGGTTTTTCAAGCTGGATTCGACTTCACACAAATCAGTAAGTTGACTGACCCTCAGCTTGCTTTTCTCCAAGCCTGGTGGTCTTGGTGGAATCGACCTAGAGGAAAAAAGCCACCAAAAAAGTAAATTTTGGGAAAATACTTGGTGCAATATCAACTTAGTCTGCTCGTGAAAGCTGTCGACATGGCTAGCGGTGTTCTCAGAAAAGTTGGGAATGCCGGTAGTGAACTGTCAGGTAAGATGAAAGGCTTAGGTACAGCTGCGTCAGTCGCTGGGGGGATCCTGATGGCTGACATGGTTCGTGGCGCAAGTCGCTTCATGCAGGAAGCCATTCAGTTAGGAGGCACAGTTGAAACCTTAACAAACAGCTTCAACAAACTAACTGCATCTGCAGGTGTCACACAACTCACATTACAGAGCCTTCGAGACGCCACCCAAGGCACCGTGGCTGACATAGACTTGTTGAAAGCAGCTAACCAAGCGCTCTTGCTAAATATCCCAGTTGAAGAATTTGACCAGCTAGCTGCAGCTGCTGTGAACCTGGGACATGCAATGGGTATCGATGCGCGGAACGCTATCGAATCTCTTACTACCGGTGTCGGTCGCCAAAGCAAACTTATACTGGACAACTTAGGCGTTGTCTTCCAGGCATCGGAAGCTTATGATTGGTATGCTGAGACACTGGGGAAAACAAGTAATCAACTTGATGAATCTGAGAAGCGCTTAGGATGGCAAACCTACGCCATCGAGCAAATAATGAAGAAATCTGAAGAGCTCGGTGACATCACAAGTGAGACTCAACTCGCACAGGAACGCTGGAATGCTGGACTCAAAAACCTCAGCACCTCCATGGGTAACTTCCTCAAAATATTCCAGCCTATTCTCCCAGCCATAAGCGCATTAATGCCCATGTTCGGAACCCTCGCAGGTATTCTACTTCCTAAACTAATCACGAAAACCAACCTCCTGGCTATGTCCAGCAAGCTTCTAGCATTGAGCAAGGCGCTTGTGAGCAAGTCCACATACATCACTATCGCAGGGCACCTGAAGGAAATCGGCGCCATGGTAGCAAACACTGCTGCGACCATAGCCCATAAAATTGCGACTTGGGCTTTGAACGCTGCTTTAACTGTGAAAATTGGGTTACTTACACTCGGCATTGGACTTGTAGCCACCACCATAGCAGTCACGAGTGCGATGGCTAAGGTTACTGAAGCTGCGGCAGAGGCTGAAGGCGACCTATCCACTAGCCTGGTATCTTCTACGTCAGCGAGTAAAAAGAACGCTGAGCAGATGCAACACTTGAATGATGTAGTGGATGAATCTGGGCATTCATGGTACACTACAGCCCGGTTCATCGACTCCAAAATAGTTGACCTTAAGGAAAAACATCGCCTGCTAGCGATCGAGGTAACTAGCGACATGGAAGCTATTGCCTTAAGCTATGAGGATGCGTGGCAAAGAGGACGCTTCAGGGAAGCTGCAACTATCATTACTACTTTTGCTGAGTTGCATAATCTCACATTCGAAAACGCTGAGGCTATCATCACAAAATACACGAAGAAAGTTATAGGCATGGTCATATTGGTATCTAAAGCCGCTGAGGTGCTAGCGGACGAGTGGAATATTACAGCTGCTAAAAGTAGCATGGCTCTGAGAGTAATCACAAAAGAGTTCTCAGACGCCTTTGAAGCAAAACGGTTCACTGATGCTGCACAGGTCATAGGGGACTTTGCGGAAGCTACTGGAATCAGCTTTGAAGCTGCTGAACATATCATCCGAGACTATGCTGCAGCAATGAAGGAGGTCTTAAGTGAACACGAGCAAATACTGGCCACAATCAAAGCGGCTGAGTCATCTTTTCTAAGTAACCAGGAACAAGTGGCTCAAAGTGAAAAGGCGTTCACTGATGCTCTGGAAACTGAGTGGCACACTATTAACGCAGCAGCCGACATCTATCTGCCCGGGTTTGCCGAAGCCTTCGAGGATGCTTTCTCAGCTAAAAGATGGACTAGTGCCTCAGCCGCCATAAGTGCTTTTGCGGGTAAACATCAAATTAGCTTTGAAACAGCGCGTATTATTATTGACGAGTATCTCACAAGTCTCAACCAAGTTGGGGTCGCAGTCAACGCGGTTCTTGGTCCTATTTCAATTCTAGCTCGTGAGCTCGAGGATCAGAGTAACATTATGGATGCTTCAGCCAGTGACGTTTTACCTGATATCAGCGCGCAGTTCAAAGACGCTTTTGAATCTGGTCGCTTCGAAGATGCAGCACAGACAGTAAGTGACTTTGCAGATTCCTTCAGCATTGATATTAACCGCGCTCATGATGTCATCACAGGTTTTCTAGTTGACTTGGAAAACGCTGATGCCAGCGCCTTCCAAGACCTAGTGGACGACCTACAGCTCGCCTTAGACTTGGACGATGTGGATACTGACACTTTTGAAGACCTCGTGCGAGAACTGACCGGCTCTTTAGACCTGTCCAGTATTGACACTGATATCTTTCAAGACCTAGTGGATCAACTCAGCAAGCCTTTAGAGTCCGGCGCTGTGGCTATGACTTCACTCGTTGATGAAATCAACTCTCTTATTCAACGAGGGCTCATCGGCGACGCGCAAAGTAAGATTGCGGAATTCGTAGAGTGCAGTACTGGCAAACAGTTTGACATGGTCGACCAAATCGCAGGATACCTAGACGACCTGGTGAAAGAATACGATAAGAACGCTGCTGAAATAGCGTGGCTTGAGAAAACAGGGCTCGCGAAGGAAACAGGGATGCTCCGAGCTAGGAACGAAGCCTTAGCTGACCAAATGCGCCAGTTGAAAGCATGGCGTGGTCTAGCAATGGCTGAGATGCCAGCTTTCCCCAGTGCTGTCGCAACCCCCACACAAAATATGCCCAGCATATACGGTGGGCAAAGTGCCCAGCCTATCAACTTCACTTTTCAAGGTCCAGTGGTTCAAATCCAGGGCTCAGCAGACCAGGCAACTGCGGAAGAAGCAGCTCGTCTAGTTACTGAGAACCTGAAGAAAGTAGTGGTTGAAGCCACTAGCACTGGCACAAATGTAATCACTAGCAGAATCCGTTTATCGAGGCTTTAAAATGTTATATTCCGAGCAAGTCCGACTACTCCAAGACGAGAACAATGAAGTAGATAACAACACCACGTACAATGTCAATAGCATCCAGGACTTTGCGACTGTCAGGCAGGAAACCATCACCTTAGCCAAGGAATCCTTCATCTACATACACTTCACTGCAGTAGCTGATTCCGGAACTCGAGGCGCTGCCAAAGTCACAATTAACGCAGGTAACTTCGTGGTCACTTCTGGTGAGGTAGCTGCTGCAACACTGAATCGCACTTGCATCATCAGGCGAGCCGCTGGCGCTGTAACCTTCAACTTCCAAATCGCCTGCTTCGAGCGCACAACTAACGATATGAAAATCACAGCTATCGATATCGGGGTCTTCAACTTCCCCGACGCATCCTTCGCTTCCTATTATAACTATCAACAAATCGCTAACGGTGTCACTGATACAGTGCTGAGTGAAACCTTCACTTTGCCCACAGAGCGAACCCTACCTTTTGGCGTCACAAAATCCTGCAACATCATTATGACTTTTCTGCCCAGCGTCACGAATGTCCGTGGCAGCCAAATGCAGGATAATGAAGCAGTACCCACCAGTGGCTGGAGTGGATGGCGACTTTACATCAACGATACGCAGGTTCCCTGGTCTGAGAGTAGACATGACCGGATAATCAGCAGCTCGAATCTAACCATGGGCGAAGGCAGTTATGGGCTCTACAACATGAACGCTGATGTCGGGGGAACAGTGGATGTTAGGGTAGAAGCCAGGAACAATACTGGCGCGCTCGTATATCATCATGTATATTTGCATATTATTGCCTGCGTGTGGCTCATCGGCTCATCATATAATGAACCTTTTACTCTCACTAACCTGCCCTTCCAAAGTACACTGTATATCGTGATGGAACCACTTTGGCAGAACGAGACCAAAACACTGTATTTGGGTAAACCAAGATTCAAAAGCTATGGCGCAAGCACTGATTACTACGACAGTGATACTGGCGTCGACATCGTCACTTGGAACTATACTTTTCAAACTGTAGATCCTGCGGGCGTCACATTCCTCACCTACACTTCAGGGGTGACAATGCATGGAATGTGTATCAGCCTAGTGGCAGCAGATATGCGCTAGGAGGCTGCGGAGTACATGACAACAGTCAAATTGGACAACAAAGTAATCCGGGTTCGATCCAGAGGCTTCAGGCAAATAATGACCTGGCAACGATCCGAATGGGACAAGTGGGAAAATGAAGCTTACAGCAGCAATGTGACAGCTGTTGGTGCAGTCAAAGGATGGAAGCTGGATTGCTTCGAGGAAGGACTAGGCTGGCCTAGCAGTGTAATCAAACACTTTGAAGACATCATGGACGCTGGCAACTATGTGACTTTTGAAATCACTGACGCTGGCGATCTACACTCAATGAGTGAAGCAGTTTATATCTCGGAGTGCCGATTTGACTTAGACTTGGCGAGTGACACAACCACTCCCCATCGAGGCTACAGCTTAACTTTGAGGCGTAAGTAGTGAAGCAGCGAATCATAAGTCACCTTGGGAAAGAGAATTTTGCTTTCTACGAGAAAATTTATGGTATCATAGATTACCAGGATAAAACAGTCCTAGACCTAGGCGCTGATGTGGGGTCCACAGCTGACTACTTCCTCCAAAAAGGCGCTCTTGTGGTCTTTGCTGTAGAAGCTGACGTTGTGAGGTTTGCTCAGTTAAAAACGAACATACGTGCGATTCTAAAAGACCCTCAGTTCGAAACTGTGAAACCTACCTATGCCACAGTCGACAACGCCGAACTGCTGGCCGGTTACTTTTTCCTGATGAGGCCTGACGTGGTCAAATATGATTTGGATGCACCAGGTGGTAAATATTTTGAGAGGCTTCTCCTAGAGCTTCCAGAGAACTGCCTGCGCCTGGTTCCTGAGTACTTGGTTGAAATCCACACTCGACCGATGGCTAGGAAACTTTTTGACTACTTCAAAATATATGGCTTCAAACTTGTCAAAGATAATTTGTGGGCTTACCCTAACACGAGTGTCGCCTACTTCAAGCGAATAGACGTTGACCCCTTAGAGGTAGCTGCGTCAAAGCTGGCTTAGATAAACCTTATCGCAAGTTCTGCGAAACTCCATCATTCTTAAACTAGCCTAGTGATTGTTTTGCTAGATCTACCTGAGAACCAAATTTTATGCGGCGCTGCACAGGAAGTGCTCAATCACTTTCCACTTGACAGCATTGACGTTATCATGACGTCGCCTCCGTATTGGGCTCTCAGAAACTATGGTCATGAAACAATCAAGCTCTGGAATGGTGACCTTGACTGTGAACACGTGTGGACTCGAGATCTAAGCGATGGTCATACTGACAGGTTTAGGTTTCGAGCTGGCAAAAACAGCGACGTAGGCAACCACTTGAAGAAAGCACTGTTCAAGAAGCCTGCCCAAGGATTGTTCTGCGAGGAATGTGGCGGCTGGATTGGGCAACTTGGTCTTGAGCCTCACCCTCGAATGTACATGAACCATCTGGTGCAGGTGTTTCAATCCTTCAAGCGCGTGCTCAAACCCACCGGCACATTCTGGTTAGTGATGGGTGACACATTTTTCGGCGGTGGCAGGGGTCAGAAATTCAAGAATCCCTGTAAGCAAATGACTAGCAAAGGCGCATTAAACTACGCTGGAATCCCACCCCAAAAGAGTGATGGCAGCCAGTGGCTGAGACCTAAACAATTAATGCTTATACCTACCCGGCTAGCGGCTTTGATGCAGGACGACGGGTGGCTACTCCGGAACAAAATTATCTGGTACAAGCACAATCACATGCCCTCCAGCGTGAAAGACCGGTTCACCTGCGCATACGAGGAAGTTTTCATGTTCAGCAAAGGCCGGCGCTACTTCTTTGACCTGGACAATGTCCGGATGCCTCACACGAGCCTCAAAGACATCGGCCGCAAAAGACACGACACCCCCACACCAAAACACGACACCGGCGCGCGTGAGCAAGACTTGAATCCCGGCGGCTACATTGGGCAGCACCCGCTTGGCAAAAACCCTGGCGATGTCGTGACAGCAGAACAGCTTTCTCGTGGTCCACTGGCTATGCCAATTGACCGATCGAGAGATGTAATGCGTCTAGGCCACACAGGACATGCATTGGGTAAGAACCCTGGGGACGTGGTGGCCACTTACAAAAGCAAGTTTAAACCTGGCAAACATGGTCAGACACTGCAGGCTTTTGTCCGGGTGCAATCCACAGCTCAACGACGTGCGATCTCGAGGCGCATAGCCCGTCAGCTTTTCCCCGGTGACGTGGAAACCCAGAAGAAATATATCGCTTACATTCACGACCATGATGGCCATCCGCTAGGCAAGAATCCCGGTGACGTATTCCTTAACGCTGTATTCCTCCTGCCTCCAACCAAGCATGACCAAGCAGTCGACCGAGTTGGTAAAGGCGCTTATGATGATCCACTGCACAATAAATCTCATCACCCGTTGGGCAAGAACCCTAGTGACGTAGTGATACCTGGCTCGAAGCGGAAGTATGGCGGGCATTCTGAATTTAACACCAGAGGCATTGAGGCTGGAACTAGCGAGCAATATCACCCACTTGGCAAGAACCCAGGTGACCTTTGGCGAATCAACACCAAGCCCTTTAAGGGTGCTCACTTTGCGACGTTTCCCCCCGCGCTCGTTGAGCTCGTGTTGAAAGCTGGATGTCCTGAGCAAGTATGCGTCAAATGTGGCAGGCCACGTGTCCGAGTAACGAAGGTCATAGGTGATTCGAGCGCTAGCCTTGTGACTAAACTCAGGAAAAAGGTTGAGTGGCAGAGCTGTAAGTGCGATGCAGGTTTTCAGCCAGGTGTCCTTTTAGATCCATTCGCAGGCGCCGGGACATCCTGCCTCATGGCGAGGGACTTAGGCTTCCGCTACATAGGTGTGGACCTGAACCCCACGTATGTCCAACTGGCTCAGCAACGCTTGAGCGCATAGACTTTTTTTAGGGCATCTAAAACCGGTCAGCGCTAGCCATCTTAAAATTATGCGCGCGCGCAAGTGACGTTTTACCGGTGGTCCTTCAACCACACGTGTGTGGGGTCCAGATCTGCCGCATTTCGGACACCGTGTGTTCCGGTTGTTCCTGACACGTTGAAACGAGCGAGCGCAGTAACTACAGACTAGCTCTTTCCTCTTGCTCATTTTTTAAGCCCTTCCCAACTACCATTCGGGTAAATCGTCATATTCCAACCAATCAGTGTATAATGATGAAAGCGTGTTATGGTTACACTGAGCCATTCAGGATGAATCTTTCCGTTAGTCCTCATTTTTTAAGCACCTTTAGTATTTTGAAGTTGTCAAATCTAATCTTGTCAATAGGAATCGTTTTTCTGAGAATCACTGTTTCTCCAACAATTAACTCAATTCTTATAGATAGCCTCATTTTTTAAGCACCTCCTATCTTGGATGGAGATATGAGTCTATGTCGCATTTGTCACATTCTTGACCTTGGTCACAATCAGCAATACACCAAGCATAACCTTTCGGGCACAACTCTAATCCCTCGCGCGCGCGCTTAGTCATTTTCCTTTCAGTCACGCCATTGCGCGCGCAGTTAGGGCAGTTCATTAGATCCCCCTTCATTCCACTTTGCGACGGTGTTTGATATGTCCGCTTCGCATTCTGGGCAGGTATATTTCTCAATTTGAAAATCCAGTTGCTTCATTGAGGTTAAGCAGGGTAAAACCACATCATCAACAGCGCTGTAGTGCTCGTTCACTCGTTTAAGGCGTTTTCCGCAGTCAGGGTTTGGGCAAAAAAACATCTGGTTGTTCCTGGTGACTTTCTCAATTAGCTCTTGCCAATTCATTAGGCTTCCTCCAGGACGATTGTGTTCGTTGTCCAATCCACGTGCGTCACCTTATCCTTATGATGCTCTAGCGCTCGCACAGTCGCCAGGTAACTTGAGCAGATTACTTTGGTCAGTATCGCCACTTCCTTGCTTCAACGCGTGCTCGTATGAGCAACCACGTCTTTCGGTTTAGTTCTTTCTCAGTCATTGCTAGTTCTCGCTGGGTTTGTTCCAGTTCCATCTTTGCCCTGTCAGCTCTATACTCAGTCGCGTGGGCTCGTCCGCGTCTAAATTCTTCGAAAGTGCTAAAGATGAGTTTTGAGCCACAGCTTTCACACATTAACTCGTTTAGTTTGAGCTCAGGGTTTCGTATATAGCGACTCTTCTTACATCGCCAGCAGGGTCCTTGCTCAATGTTGTCTTGCTCCCAGCGAGCCAGCTTTTCTGTGTAGCGTCCCATTTTCTCGGCTACTGTCAGTTTCACGCGCGTCATTTAGTTCAACTCCAGCAGTTTGGCTATGTCCTTGTTTATCCACCAGGTTTCGCCGCAGCCTGGTCTTGGGTAGTCTTCCCATCCTAGTGTTTTCGGCGAGTAGCTTCTAATTATGTACCATCCGCTTTCGTGTGTTGGCTCGCCTTCCTTGGCCTTCACTAAAACTAGACAGGTTGTTTCACTGATTCTAACTATGACGCTTCCATTGTCGTTCCGCTTTAATATTTCAGGGTTCTTCAGCTTGGTTTCCTCGTTCTGTCAGATGCTGAGAGCCTTATTTAAACGCCCTCTTCGCGCGCTTCGGGAATGTCGACTACTTGGATTCTGCCTGTTTCTTATGCGCGCGCGCTTCTCATTTTGATTTCCCCCGGCGACTTAGCGGATTAAATCTCCCCCCGGTTCGCTGGAAAAATATTTGTTGATAACCTCTCATCTCTTTAATTGTGTACATCAAAACCTCATATTTGCTTTTCAACCTACTGACACGCGCTCGGACGGTGTCACCTGAGAGCTTTAGTTTACTGGCTGACAGCATGTAAATGCGTGATTTGTCCCTTTCCCCCTTCTTAACAAGACTAACCATCATGTCCAGTAGCTCAATCTCCTTATCGCTCAGCTTTGCGAGTTTAGTCAATTATTTAGACCCCCTTACCCATTGCTCTCAAATCTAAGGCTATGCTATAGTTACGTCACGCCATAAGGATTGCTTTCCAATACATAGTATGTAACTACGTAACGATGACTTTCGACACACCTTTAATCTAGGGTATTTGTGAAAAAAAAGAGGTTTTAGTGGCTGGCTGCCTGTTTTCATCATGGGGATTCTTGAACAACCCAGTGCATCAACTTGTCAATGTGGCTTTGGCAAATTTTGATTTCAGCCCTGATTTGCCTGTTGACTAAGTCGACGCATCGTCTAACAGACGCGTGTTGTTTAGCCATCTGGTTGTTGACGTTGATCGCCGCCATATACCCCACTTTTATGCGCTGCAGCTTCTGAAATTCCAGCCAGTTCTTTGGCGTCATAGTTGGGACTTTGTCAGTGCTCATTGAATCTTAGCTCCTTCTCTGGCTAGTGCATCTTTGATAAAGCGTTCAACATCTTTAGGTTCATTGTCGCCATAGATGTCGATTACGATCGGCGCTTGTTTTCGCTTGTTGTTATAGATCCTGATTGTCACAGAAGGCTTGCCACTCATCACATACATTCCACTCAAGTAAACACCTCCAAACCTTTCTGTGCTTTTCTAAAGTCCTCGATGAAAATGTGGACACCTCGAGTTCTGTTCTTCCGGCCTTCCAGGCAATCCCTGATGCGAGCCACGTGCTTCAAAAAGGCGGGTTGCAGGTCTACCTTTTTTCTGATCGGTGAGGCTGTTCCGCAATGCATTTGACAGCCTTTGCAGATTGTGTCGATGCTATACCATGGCTCAGTGAAGTGTCCTGCTGGCTCTTCTTTAGCCACAGTGATATAAGCCTCACAGGATTTTAGATCCCCCCAGTTTCTAGGTGTACGACGTATTTTCCTAGCCAAAAAAATCTAGGTCTCCTTTCCCCCTAAGCCTGCCTATTTTCTAGCGTGTGCAATCTCAGCGATCTTCACTTCTTTGTCGCAGTTCAGCTTCTTCATAATGATTCCGATAAAGCCTATGATGCCGCCTGCAGTGGCGAGTATCGCACAAGTCCCTAGAACAGCTTCAAGCATCAGGTGTCACCTCCTTCGGCAGGTAATATTCCACATACCATTTGTAGGCTCTTGCTTTAGCTACTCGTCGTTTCGCAAATTTGACGGCTTTCACTAGCTTGCGACTGCCATCTTTGTAGATCCTATATTTCAGTGCCCAGTAGGCTTTCACATCGTGGATGGTTTGTTTCCAGGGAGTATATCCAAATCGGTAGACTGTGCCTGTCCAGCCCTTGGGGGTGAACCAATAAATATATCTGGATTTCTGTTTGGGTGCTTGGGGACGTTTTCCCCCTGTCATCATAGCGCGCGCCCATGTATTGAGTGCAGCCACTGCGTCACGTGCTTCATCGCTCATTTGATGTGCACCTTCTTGACTTTCTTGTTCCAGCTATTAAACACGAGCTTGTAGCGCTTGCCATCTTCCTCAATGATGGTGTTGAAGTAAAAGTCGCTGCCTATCACTGACATTTCTTAGCCGCCTTTCTTTTACACCATTCTATATGGTCTTGGAAAGTTCTGAGGTCGTAGCACTCTATTGTTTCGTTGCATACCGGGCAGATGTGTTTCTTCGGTAGGTATCCAGCCCAATGCCTCGATGCTAGTGCGTTCAAATCAGATCGCCTCCTTTCATCAGGTTAGCGCTTGTGTTGTTGAGGCTACGTGCTAGCATGGTCAGGTGATCGTGCATTGTGAATGTGGTTTCAACTTTGCCAATCCACACGCCGTCTTTGTCCTGTGTAAAGCGTATGGTGCCAATTGTAGGCCAATAATATCTTTTCACAGGGTCTGGGTTACGCTCAAAAAGCCCTTTGATTACTTCTCTAAAGTTAATGTTGTCAGCCAGGTGAGCTATGTCGTCTTCCATCTTAATTGTGGGGGTCTCGGTTGTTTCCAACGCTTGGTTTCCTCGACGTCTCAGATGCAATGTGAGTCTTATAAATCATGTGCATCCAACGTCTAGGAACGTTTTTAAACCTGTTTCCATCGTTGTCCTTCATGCGGTGAGTGTCGCACCGGCGCTCTTTTCGGAGAGCTTGGTTTCCTCAAAACCCCGGGGCACACTCACCCAGCCCTGCGACTTGAAAATATAGGTTTTTGTTCTAGACTAATGTTCTAGTCTAATCAACCCGTCCCATGAACCACATATCTATTTATTAAACGAAGAGTCTCAACAAATATTTAGGGAACAGGAGCAACTTGGGAAAGCGACTTACAGGGGGTCTAATTGTTGCGGCTGTTGGCGTCGTAATAATCACCTGGGTAGTCCTATCCGGACTGACAGAGCCCTCAGTTTTCAGCCGGAAGGTTGCCGAGTTAGAAGAAGAGGGCTTTGTGACTCAGGCTTACGAGAACTCTTTCAGTGATGCCCAATCATCCCGTCCCGGCATCATTTTCAAGCAAACAACCGAATGGTCCATCTTTAAACAGCAAGTGGCAACGGTGAAAATGAACTTAGGCTTTGTCACCGTGTGGACACATGAAAATGAGGGCGTTTTGTGGGTTGCGAGCTCTGAAACGACCTACTATTACTGGCAGGGTTAATGTATCAACCTTGTAAGGTTTTATATACATGAAGCGCGTTTTAAAATCGGAAGACGGTCAACTGGAAAGCGCGCGCAGTGATTTAATGTTCACGGTACAAAGTGAAATAACTTTCCCTCAAATGTTCTATAACCCAAGTCAAGATAGCCCTTTATGGAACTTTTACCATAAATACCCATCAGCTCGGCAACCTTCAGTCAATGCGTTCACAACACCTGTCTCTCTACCAACGCGATGTCCCAGTGCTCACATAAGGCTTTATCCGCTGAGCGCATTGGTGCATCAGGAGATTCTGTCAGGGGAGAAGGACTAGGTGACAGCAGTTCCTTATCAGCAGTCAGGCGAGCCCATCATAATCCGAAGGGCCGACATTGAAAGCCTCCTGGCTTTTCCGAAGAGGAACCGTGATCAGCTAGTTCTAAGCTTGCCTGCGCTGATGGGATTCCGAGTCAGCGAGGTCAGGTTGCTCAGGAAGCGCCAGGTCGACATTGAAAACGGGTGCATCTACGTTGAAGACAGCAAGAAAGCTAAGATGTTTCCTGTGCCTATGCCCTATGACATCGCTAAGCTCATTGAGAAATGCTTGGACCCGGATCACAGCCTGGTTGTGCGAAGGCTACCTCACACTCGTGGACACAGCTGCAGCATTGAAGAGCCTTTAACCCGCGAAGAAATTTATCACATGACCAAACGCTACGCGTCTCGCACTGGAATTCCCAACTGGCATCAAATCAACACCACGTTGCTAAGGCACTTTTTCGCTGCTAACTGGATCTACAAGCATCATGGCAGTGTTGAAACCCTCAGGCGAATCATGCGCCATAAGAGCCTAGCGTACACGCAGATCTATCTCGGTAGGCTTGTGTTCTTTGAGGACTTGAAGCGCGAAGTTGACCGTCTAACATCAATCCCCAACTTGAACGAGGAAAAAAAAATGTTAGACCCCAACTATGTGGAATCACCATTCTATGAGAAATGGTGCGCCAAATGTAGTCACCGGCAGGTGTGTAAATTCATCCCCGAAGCCTGTGACTCTTCCCCCTGGAGTAGTGGTTGCCGAAGGTTTTCGGCGTTGAAAGTGGAGGTGTCGCCAACTGTCCAAGACTGAGGAACTGCCTGTGCATTTCAATAGCCCAAAGAAGCTTCTGCATGATTTTGACGATGCTTGGCAGGAAAGTGGTCGTTTTAAGAACAGGACGGACGCCTTCATTTTCCTAATGCGCGAGTTCACTCGGAAGCATGGAGGTACAACTTGAGGGGCTGGCTCTGTTGGCTACTCAACAGATGGTTGAGAAACCTAAACAGCCTCCGCGGGAACCTATCCAAAACATCTACGAGCAAGCGATACAGTACTGGGGACGTAAACGCCAATCATTGAAGCTGATTGAGGAATGTGGCGAGCTCATCACTGCTGTAGCTAAAATACATAATCAAGTCGGGTCAGAACGTGACGTTGTTGGCGAAGTCATAGACGTCGAGCTCATGTGCAAGCAGATGAGGTATCTTATCCAGAACCCTGAGCTCTGGCGTGAAATCTACAATAAGAAAATTCTGCGACTGCATAGAATTCTAAAAGGGGAAAGGATCCCCCCAAAATGACTGTAGCTGTTCAACTCAAAAAAGACACACCAAAATCGTATGAAGTTCAATGCTGCACGTGTCCTCAAGTAATTCCCTGGGGTCAACACGTCCGGATAGAAAGCCGTCGACCTGTAGTGGCTATTAACTCGCTTGACCAACCATGTGAATCCACTGGACCCTTCTGCATTGAATGCGCTGACCGGCTGATGTCACTTGTTCGCTTGGGCGTTTGGCTCATGAATCCTAATCACAAACCCAAGACGCCTGGTGATCGAGATTGAAGTGGCCTAGTAACCCGTTCAAGCGCCAGCACGCGCGCGCCCTGTCTGAAATCAAATACTCAGTTCTCAAACAGGATGGAAGCTACAAAGGCACTAGCATGTACCTGGAAGTGAAAGGCGCCACTGACACCAGCGCTATGGTGAACTTCAAACTAGCTTTGGGCACAGTCACTAACCCTAAGAAGATTCAAGCAGCAGCCAAACTAGCGGCAAAACTGAGGAAGGGTGAATGAATGGCCTTATGTCGATGTTGTGGCAGAAACGTGACAGTGCGAAGGTCAGAAGACCCCGAGGAAGTACTCCGCAGACACCTAAAAACCGACCATCGCTGCCGGGACTGTGTGGACCGGAACGACCGATGTCCATACCCCAAGGAAGCTCGAGGTGAATAAAATGGCTGATTGGGCTGTTAAAAAGCTAAGTTGGAAGGGCGACCTGGACGAGAAATTCATTGAGCTAATGCGACGCATCAGCACGGGACAAGTCAAACTTTACAAAACGGAACTTGCACAAACATCTGGGTCACCCAGCGTTTTGACAATTGAATACATTACACTGCCTCGCTCCGGAGGTGTTGTGCACACAAAAACAAAGCGACCTCTAAAAGCACGCATTGAACTTTTACGCAAGCAAATTGCCGATGAACAAGCTAGGCTGAAAGAGATGGAATGGGAACAACACTGTATCAACACACTGCACGCGGGAGGTAATGATTGATGGCTAGGCAGAAGCGGAAACGACGGGAAATAGGATTCAACGCCTGCCCTGTAATCGAGCTTGACCAGGAGGAGCAAAAATGACGCCGGAAGATATCATCACCATTAGCTTCTCAAAAGATGGCGTCACATTGATTCAAGACGTTACTTGGGGTCCACTAGGCGTTGGAAGCGCAGACAAGTTTCTAAAATATGGTGAAATCGAAGATAAACTCTTAGCCTTTCAACTTCTCAAAGTCAAACCTGTAATACTTGGAAATGTGCTCACTCATTTGAAGCTGACCTGTAAAATACTGCCTGATGAGCCTAATGCGCGTGCACCCGAAAAACCAAAACCAAACATCAAATTAAGCACTAAACCTAAACAAAAACGTGACAGCGTGGTGTCGCAGAAAGTTCTACGAAGGCTCGTTGCCAAAGGCGTCATTATGCATGTGGGCAAAGTTCCCTTCTTACGTTCACCTAGTAAATATACTAATATTCTATATGACTCCACGCGGCAAGCTTTTCTCTATGAATCAGCCAGCAGACATAAAATGATTGTAATCTTATTTGGTACTCTATTTCGAAGTTGGAAAACACTTAATCTGCATGTTCTTACTGGAAAAGATTGGCAAGCTTACACTACCTGTCAGAACCAATATATAGGGTTAATGAAAGCAGGGGACTGCACTTTCTCGTTATTAATCCCAATCCTGAGATTTTTAGGCGTTATACAAACTGAGTTGCGCCATCACCCTAACACTGACCATGTAGAGCGAAGACGGCACCCTTATACCGCCGTGAGATGGAACGGAAAAGACGTTCACAAAGCTGTTCGAGACTTTTGTTCTGAACACGCTGACGACCGAAATATACCCGGCAAGGACTCAACAAAATGACTGCTCACAGTGAGGATCGTGAGCCTCAAAGCATGCGTAAACGCATCTGGGCAAAACTAGACAAGAATCCATTACTCAAACCAAAAGACCTATGCAAGCTCTTAGGACTCCGCCATAGCGACTATAAAGGCTATGTGACCAATCAACGCAGTCTCTGGAAAGCTCACACGAAAAAACAACAGGGCTTAAAGTTTAGAATGCATGCGTGGCGTGGGTGGATTCAGGACGTGCCTAAAGTTGTTTTGGCGGGTCGTGTTGGGGCTGTGAAGGCGGGTTGGCGGAAGACGAAGAGTCGGAATAGGTGGTTTTTGTGGAAGGATAAGCTCGGTCGGTTGATGTGGTTTGAGACTGGTAGGATTAACTTGTATGTCCGTGCGCCGGCGACGAAGGGTAAGACGTTCCAGCTTGTGTGTAATGCTTTCAGCTTTACCGGTTTGGTGACTGATATGGATGTACTCCGCACGATGCTTCAAAATGTCCGGTTTAAGGGGGCGCACTACGTGTTTCCAACTGGCCATCGGATGCCTCTCATGACTATTGACTTGTTCAGCAAGAGCAATGGCGTTATCATTAAGGTGGGTGACTTGAGCGATCCCTCGAGTATTGAGGTTCAAGCTCAATATCCTGATTGGGGTGAGCAAAACGAGCGCTTGAGTCGTGACCTGCAGAAGCTTCTTACTAGAATCCAACTGGGGATATCCCCCCCTGACAACGGTAGCACAGAGAAGGATGGTGACCGGTTTTATGTGTCCTAAGAATCCTGACCCTGAGATGACGCAAATCCGCAAAGACCTTAAACTACTCGTGAAGGACTTTGAGCGACTGAAGAAGGGGGATCTGCCTGAGCCAGCGCCTCGAGGGAAAATGGCGTCTCTACAATTTCAAGTCGACGATTTAAAACAGCGTCTTGAGGCGAAGGAGGAAGTAAAGAACTGGATCATCGCAGCGGTTGAGGAACGAGCTCGGCAGGCTGAAGATGACTACAAGTATCTGGTCGACCGGCTACGATTGTTCTTTCAAGGCCCTACCCCTGTAGAAGTGAGACAACGCTTCCGAGTATTCCAAGGCTGGCTCATGGCTGAGTTTGCTGGACCAAAGAACATGGCTGAGGTTAAAGGTGCACTAACTTGCTTAGAATCTGATATCATGGGCATGTTTGACTCGCAAAGGTCTACTGACCTGCTTGACGGACTAAGAAATACAATCGCCCAGCTTGTTGCTCAAGGGGAGAAGATTACTCGTATCCGGCTGAGTAAATTAAAACATGATGAAATTGCTAGGTTCTTCGCCAAGACAACACCTGACCAGAAGCCAGTTCAAGTCTCACACCTTCTAGGTCTGCCTGTAGTCATCGACTCTAGCCTAAAGCCTGGCACGTGGTTCATCGAGCTATTAACCCCTCCTACTGTCTCAGATGAGGCTGCTAGTGACGCGCGTGGAAAATGATAGATCCTAATGTGAGTCAGGCGATTGTACTTGTGGCTGAGATTCTCGGCGACTTGCATAAGCACACTTTTGAAGGCTACCGGGCTTCTGGGCAGATCGTTCTTAACGCTGGCTACGAAAAGGGCAAGTGGCATAGTCAGGCTCGGCGCCAGGCGCTTGCTATGTGGGGGGTCTCGCAGAGAACTTTCAGTAATATTATTCAGCTGGGTGAAATGTCAGATATGGAATTTAGCAACACCGTTGCTAACTTTCAATCACTCCACACTTGGGCGACTAGTCGGCTACGTCGTAAGGAACGACCCCTCCCAGAGCTGTCTGAGGGAAAATACCGGTGTGTGGTGGTTGATCCGCCTTGGCCTATGAAGAAGATTCTAAGGCGCCAGCGACTGATGCAGACCGAGCCATTGCCATATAGCACGTTGAGTTTGAAGCAGATTAAAGCATTGCCTGTCCAAGACCTGATGGCAGACGGATGTCACATCTACCTGTGGGTGACTCAACGCTTCCTCCCGGCTGGCTTAGAGATTCTGAAGGCTTGGAAAGTGAAGTATCAATGTGTCCTCACATGGGTGAAGAATGTTGGTTTTACACCATACTCGTGGATGTACTCAACTGAACACGTGTTGTTTGGCAGGCGTGGCTCGTTGCCACTCATGAAGTTGGGTGAGCGATTAGACTTCCACGCTAAGACATCAGGTCACTCCAGGAAGCCTGATGTGTTCTATGAGCTTGTGACACGTGTCAGCCCTCTGCCTCGCATAAACCTGTTTGCCAGGGAACATCGACCGGGCTTTGTGTCCTGGGGAAACGAGGTGAGCCAATGAGTTACGATGATGACCGGGAAATAGAAACCAAGTTCACAGCTGACATCAAAATCATACTGGCAAAGCACTTCCTGCGTAAAGACGAGGCGAAGGACATGACGGAAGGCCAAGACTTTGCAGTGTACCACCTCAAGCCTTTCAGCGTAGGTGCGCGCCTGCGTCGCTGGAAATACTACGAGAAATATCGACATCAGTTCACTTTACGCTGGAAAAGGCTCTCCGGCGTCTTCACCGAGATCGATAAGGTCCGCATGGGCAAAGTGAATTATATCCTGTATGGCTGGCTTGATTACTCTGGCGAGAAAATAATCCAGTACCTCCTAGGTGACTTCCGATACTTCACTGACCCCGAGCCAATTGCCATCATCCAGAACACTGACCCTCGAGCTAGCTCAATGGCGGCTTACAACGTGAGCCAGTTCCCCCCCGATTTCATCAAAGTCTACTGGAATGGTGCACCTCACACACGAGCGCCCAGCATTCACCCTAGTCTGGAAACACACAGTCAGTTCATGGCTGACGCAAAGAGAGAACTACTGGAGGTGATTGCTTGACTAAGGAGAAGATGGATCTTGTCTGTGAAGTGCCTTGCCCCCATTGTGGTAAGTCTCTTCTCGTGATTAAGAAAACAGTTGTGCTTGAGGAAGCTGTGAAAGCTGAGCGAGAAGTCAATTACTACACTAGTAAAGTATCACAACAGAAACTAGGAGAGGAGGCGAACCGAGAATGACTTGTAAACTCTGCGGTGGCAAAACAATCTTTGACACGCGTAGACATAGAGATGAGCATGAAGCGTTAGTGTTAGAATACGTGGAGAAGATGAAGGATATCCCCTGCGCTGAGTTGGTTCGCATCATTACTCGCACATCCATGTCTTTCATCTATGCGGCAGGTGAGCGAATATTAAGTGAAAGGGGACATGAAGCGCCCGCGCAAACCAAGGGTGAGACCGTAATATTTGAGGAGGTGAAAAAAGAATGACAACTGCTGAACGATGTTTGAAATGCGATGGGAGTCCACTGCGCACAGGGGAATGCGATTCTAGAGCTTGCACCAAGATTTTCCTCAATCTGCTTATCTCTCCCAGCGCTCAGCACGAACGATGCTGTTGGTGTGGCACTAATGTAGTTCATCATGCTTGCACCGGCGAGGAAGAGCACGCTGTTGCCTGTAAGAAACTGGGTGAATGTGATTTAACTCATTGTACAGGTTATGTTGCTGGAAGTCTCGCTGTGGCTTTTCCATCTTTGAAGAAAGAAATAACTGATACACGCGCGCAAATGAAGACCTGAAAAAGAGGAGATAAGTCAAAGTGGATAGTCGAATCATCGGCAAATATGTGCGTGCAACACTCTGGGGCAAGTCAGCATCAGGCATAACAGAAATCTGGGTAATCACTGGAAGTGGTGATGTGGTGCTTGGGCATGTGAAATGGTATGCCCCCTGGCGAATGTATTGTTTCCTTCCCGAGCGCGGGTATGATACTGTTTTTTCGCCTGACTGCCTAGACTCTATCTCCACGTTTGCTCGAGACCTGACTAAAGCGCATGTTTTCAAACGTATAGGTGCTCTCACACGCGTGGACATCGCGAAACGAAAAAGGAAAAAACGGAGGTGAAGACAGATGCCTTTTAGGCCGAAAGTTACTGCGGAAAGCGTGTATCCTTACCGGGTGACCTTCAAAGGACCCGGTCCGCTGCCCAGGCGTGTTTATGATCGGAAGGAAGCAGCTGTCAAATTCATCTATTACATGACACTCAAAGAGGCTGAAAAGTTACATCGCAAACTAGCGTCTCCAGATGGACTAGAAGTCATGGTGATTCCCCTGACAATTAGTCAAAGACAGTGGCTGCGCAAGATTCTTGACGTAAGCATCCAGTGTGTGAAAGATCACATCGCCTACAACACAGAGAAGCCGATTGAAGATAGATCCCTGGAGGAACGCACGTCTTGATGTGCCCAAACTGCAAAGAAGAATACACGACGCCTGGTTATGACATCGCCAGTGGTGAAGAAGTATGTCCTCACTGTGGGCTTCTTCTCCCTCAGCCCTCCTATATTTTCCCTAAAAGAACACACGTGGAACTTGGACGCATATCCTTTGATCGCAAAGGCGACTCGCCTTCCGGAAAAACCCAATTATGGATGGTCGTGGGAAGCGATGAATCAACTCTCGGAATTGTGAAGTGGTATGCGCCTTGGCGACAATACTGTTTCCTCCCCTTGCTCCTCGTCGACTACTTGGTTTTCAGCTCTTCATGTCTGATAAATCTCGCCAAGTTCATGCGCGACTTAACGGAGAGACATAAGAAAAAGCGCACATTTTGAAAGGTTCAGCAATTATATTTTACCTCGAGCGATTTTTTAATGGTGTTTTACCATGAAAACTAAAACCCTCGAGAGAATAGATACTTCGTCCGTGACCGACGAGGTATGGTAAAAGGGTAGGGGGGGGTATGTTTTCAGCGCTAGAATCTCCCATGGAAATGTGATTTAATAATTCAAATCCCCATACTATTCTCGTATAGTGCGACACAATAAACTTTTATCTGAGAAAAACAAGGTGATTAATGTTCTTGCCGCCGCTGTGAGGAAGCCTGATTATTTTCTGTTTTTGAGCGGATGGAATAGGGAGGCTCAGCCATTTATGGTGAAGAGTCATCGAAATTTTAAACGTGATCAAACCAGAGCTCGCTTGTACTATTTGCGTCAGCGAGAACGCCGTCAAATCCTGTCTGAAAGTTGGTGGGATAAATCAGCAGCTGAACTTGTTTCAATGCATGACTATTATCATCACAGGGTAGACCCGGGTGATGTGCTGTTCGACCAACGAGGCTACGTTCACCCTGATCTGGAACTCTACTCGCACATGGAGGTAATGGCTTGAGCATCTTGGACACTGGCTTCTTATTGCCAATGGGCAGGTTTTTCCGCTTCATGGGTGGCAAATTCTTTTTGATGAAACGTCTTCTGCCCTTAGTGCCTCCACACAGGATTTATGTTGAAGCCTTCGGGGGCTCAGCAGAGTTTCTATTCAGCAAACAACCTGTGGAAATCGAGGTCTATAACGACATTGACAATAGCCTGGTGAACCTCTTCGAGGTCGTGCGGTCACGTCTCCCGGAGTTCCAGAAGAAAATTAAGTTTCTAGTCTACAGTCGAGAGTTAAAAAACCGGTGGGAGATATCTCCCCCCCCCGAGTGTCCAGTGGAATGGGCTGTCCGGACTTTTTACTGTTACATGAGTGCGTTTGCTGGCAAGAGGGGGATTGGTTGGGCTTATGGACGAGTCAGTAAAAGTGAGCCGATGGTCTTCCAGAGGAAAATTGAGTCTCTGACAAAGATCCATGAGCGCTTGAAGAAAGTGTATATTGAACACAGGGATTTCCAAACCTGCATCAAAACATGGGACAACCCTGACACCTTCTTCTTTTTAGATCCACCCTACCGAAACGTCAGTCAAGCTAATCACATAAAAATGAGCGACAGCGACTACCATGTTTTAAAAAATATCTGCGAAACGATCCAGGGGAAGTTCCTTCTCACTATCGGCTTAGACGATTTCACTAAAGACCTGTTCACGCGGAAGGGCTGGGTGACAAACGTGCTGAGTTCTTTCAGAGCCTCCAGGGGTGTGACTCGTACCTCCAAAGGACCGCGAGGCTCGTACAAACATCTCCTTGTCAGGAACTACGTTAAGCCTCGAGGACAAAATATTGTCAAGAAACGATGAAGTTTGGATGAAGCCTTTCCTGCGGGTTTCCACAAGGCGAATGTTGTGGCGGTCACTTCTAACTGCTCTCATTGTGTTCTGCACTATGATGGCGGCCGGTCTAAGTAGCCAGCCTGAGCTAGTGTGGCAAGTCACCTTGTACAGCTCTCTCCTGAGTGCGCTAGCAGCCTTCTTACAAACAATCAGGGAGTTTCTATCTAAAAATGGTAAATCCACCAAATGTTCCAACAGTTAAATTCGGTTTGCTGAGTGAGGCGCATTTTGTCACCGACTACATCCAGGTGAATAACCCTCACCTGAGAGAAGTGGCTGATAAAATTAAAGGACGTTCACACGACGATGTGATTGGCAAATGTGCTCTCTATGTTGCCCGGCACGTCAAATATGCTGTCGGCCAAGATAACAATCCATGCGCAAGCAGACACGTGCAGATCTTCAAGTATCGTGGGCCGCTCTACCTGGTCGACCATGAATGCCAGTATGGGTGGCTGATGCCTAACCAACTCCTGAAAACAGGTTATGGCATCTGCTTTGACAGCGCTGTCCTATGCTGCACATTAATGCGGTTGAAAGAACTGAACGCCTGTGTAGTCTTAGGCGCTGTGCTCACACCGAAAAGACGAAATCTGAAAGGCTTTCATGCATGGGTTGAAGTCATAGATGTTAATAATCGAGTGCTCGTGGTGGAAACTACAAGTCCGAAGAAACCAAGTCTCTTCCTGGACAAGGATGTTTACGGACCCAAGGGCACTCTGCCTCACCTGTATGATCCTGTTTGCAGGTTCAACGAGTCAACCTGGCAAGAAGATACTTTGAAAAGTCAGGCTTATGTGGAGTTAGCTTTAAATGCCCTCAAAAGGAAAGGACCATTCATCCTCAGACAGTGAAAGCGTGTTTCTAGGCGCTCTTCCAAACTTTTGGCCTTTGGAACAGATTAAGCAGCGAGCTGTCCTGCAGAATCTTGGTGTGTCAAAAGATGTCCGGGAGGAAGCGAGCGCAATACGTAAGGAAATCAGTGTCCGAGACCTGAAACCTACAAAGCAAGAGCTCGTAAACACACGGCGCTTCATGAAGCGAATCAAAGGATTAGAAGTGCCTGTTGTGCACACTCAGCGAGAGCGTCAGAAAAGCATCAAACAACTGAGGAAACTCATAGCGGTCTGTATGAAGCATGCGAAGGCTGCTAACACCGTCCCCCACAAACTCAAATGGTATCGGATATCTGGTTATGTTTTCCAAGTGTTGAATAGCTATCTTGCGGGGTTCGACAAACATCAAATCACAAAAGACCTGGAGGAATTGAAGAGGCTTGTCAGCGCCGAGTTGGCAAAACGCGATAAGGAGGACAAAGCGCGATTTCGAGAGGCTAGTTCTGCCAGAGCTCAAAGTACCTAAGAAGCCTCTGGACTTCTGGTATGAAGTTCTCCAAGTCAAAAAGCTGTATCCTCACCAAATACTAGCCATCGAAGACACTCATCCGATGAAATTGTTTCGATGGTGTAGGCGAGCGGGTAAAACTTTTGTCATGAGCGGTGAAGACCTCCGGTTTGCTATGCAGCACCCCAGCACGACTACGATTGTGACCATGCCCAAGTTTACCCAGATAAAAGAGATTTATTTCCAAAGCGACGCTGGGCTTCATTCACATATTGCTCGGATGAGAGAAGATTTCCGGGACGCTTACATTGGCGAGCAACTGCAAACCATTATCCGGACGAAAACCCGGTCAGCTATTGTGGCTGAAACACCTGAGCCCTTCACGATTCGTGGGCATGGGCCTGATCGTATAAACATTGACGAGTTTAACTTCATTCGCCAGGACGAGGACTTGTGGCTCAGCGCATTACTGCCCATGACCTTGACCAAGCGCGTTGATATCAGCATCGCCAGCACGCCTTGGTCGAAAGGCAGTGTCTATCATAAAATGTGCACGAGTAAGGAATTCGATATCTTTCACGGTAACGACTTTAATGAGCATAACCACCAGTACTTCAGGCGATGGGATCAGGTTATACAACCTAAAGGTCCGCTTCTAAGGTCTCAAGTCGACCTGATGAGGAAGCAGTATAAAGGTGACCCCTGGCGATGGAAGCGTGAGATGGAACAGGCTTTCATCGACGATGAAACTAGCTTCCTACCGAGTAGCCTCATAATCAAATGCCAAAACAGCGAGCTCAGCTTCACACCCTTTGAGGCAAGCCCCCATGGAATGTTTTTCATAGGATGGGACTTGGGGAAAACTGTGGACCCTGCCTGTGTAACTGTTGTCCAGCTTGACGAGGATGTTAGGCGCCTAGTCCACTGCAAAGTGTTCAAGCTAGGTGTGCCTCACACCACTGTCATGGGCTACATCAAAAGTATCTGCGACAGATGGGACTATGTCACGAGCGTCCTATACGACCGGACTGGGACGAAAGGCGTTGAAGAGCAAATCGAGCGCTTAGGTTTTCCCCGGCTGGAAGGCGTGTGGTTCAGTAAGCCCAGCAAACATGGTATGGCCACGTTCTTCAAAGACCTGATGATGAGCAAGCGGGACGAAGACCGTGAGCTTCTCACAAAGGACGCGCGTAGGAAATTTGAGATGCCTTTCGACATGGATGTTCAAGGTGAATATAACGTGGTCCAGTGGGAGCAGTCACCGGGTAGCGAGCACTACTCGTTTAGTCATCCTAAAGGTAGCCATGACGACAGGTTCTGGGCTACTGCGATTTGCCTTAAGGGCACAGCTAGTTTTGGAACTAGCCAAATGGAAGTTGAAACCGGACGAGTGAACCGGTAAATGCACCAGTGAACCCCGACCCCCAGGGGGATGTGGTCTTTCTATGTTCAACATAGATGTTCAACACGTTGTGCGCAAGCATGTTCATCTTGTCTTCTTATGGTGAATTGGCTTTGCCGAGAAAATCCATGGATTTTGAGCTAGACCTAGTCATTGAGCGAATCGAGTTTCTAGGCGATCCACTTGATGTTGAGAGGTTGAGACATCGTGTCCTCACACAAAAAGAAAACCCTGAAGAAACCCCTAAAGAAAGTCGAAGAGAAGCCTGTGCGACGTAAGCGCGAGCGCGCGCGTAAACGCAGGCGAAAGCCTCGCATGGAAATTTTATCTGGACCGGGGATGTTGAGTTAAAATGAACGTCCGAAAATCAGCTGTAAACTTTCTGTTGCGCACAGGTATCCTTGAACGTCCTAAGCAGGCTGAGTCAGGTAGTCGACACATGCCTCCAGAGCGGAAAGGGGTAGTAATCCAAGTAGGCTCACTGTCTTATGATGATGTTTGGCCTCACCCATCCGATCTGGCTGACTACAAGAAATATTATGATGAGGATGGCGCTGTCAGCAGTGGCATTAACGTCATAACTGCCATGAGTGTGGGCATTGGCTTCTACACGGAATCAGAGAACGATAAAGCTAAGGAAATAATTGACAAGTGGTGCGCTGACGTGAAGCTCGATCAGCTGCTTCAAAACGCTTGTCGAACTTATCTCAGAAGCGGATTCGTGCCCATTGAACGATGGCTCGTACCTGGTCCCCCACCTGGCAAGTTATGTTTGAAGATGCTTCCCCCTGAAAGCATGAAATATCGGTCGACTAAAAAGGGAAAACACCTCGGGTTCAAACAGGACTGGTTTGATTCAACTCACTTATTCAGACCCCAAGACATCATCTGGGCTGTTCATCAGCAAATTGGCTTAGACCCTTATGGCACAAGTAAAGTCCAGAGTGTCCTATCGCTCGTGAAGGCTAAGGCTTCAATCAATGCGGATATGGCGTTAATCTTCAAACGCTATGCCTCACCCATGACAGTTTGGAAGAGCCGGACAAGCATCAAGCCAGTGAAGAAAGCTGTCACTGAGCGCGAGTCCGACCACGATTTGTTCCTAGGGAACGTCACGCCTGACGACGTGGATTTTAAAGTTGTTGAAATCGATCCAAGAGCCCGGTTCACAGAGTATATCCGGGAGATGAACGACCAGATTCTTGAAGGCTTACAAGCGCCTCTACTTCACTACCTGCGAAACGCCACTCAAGCCTCAGCCGGTAAAATGCTTGAAGTCATAGACGCACAGAACCAAGGGATTCAACGCTACTGGAAACGAGTAATCGAGCAGGATATGTTCGAGATAGTGCTTGCTCATTATGGCATCACTGATAAAGTCACGTTGAATTGGGGTGCTGAGAAAACAGGTATCGAAGACGTAGACCTCGCAGGACTAGCTGATCTTGTTGATTCACGGGTTCTCACACCAACCCAAGCAGTTGACTTGTTGAAGAAAATGGGGATCCCCGTTGAGGATGTGAAGTCGGACGATCCTGATAAAGACCGGCCTCCCCTTGACCAAGAGCCTGAGCCTGGCAAAGATAAAGAGCCTCCTGGACCGCCACCTCGAAAGAACGGTGACGATGAGAAGAGGTTCGAATATATTCTAAAGGTGACCTAGATGACTAGACATAAAGATTTTAAGAAAATCCGAAGGCAGTTCATGAGACGATACTGCAAGAGTGAAGACAACGTCTGTCAACTTGGCGTCAGCGCCTACACAAAGTTCCTGACAGTCTATGGACTCGATGACACTAAACCCTACGATTACAGGCAACTTGGAAGCCTCGAAGCAATGGGATTATTCCCCCCAGTGCGCATGATATCGATCGATGCTGAAACCCCTCGGGAAAGCACCTCGTGGATTCCACAGTGGAAACTGGATAACATCAAACAGGACACTGAGAACAAATGGTATCTCGTAGAAGCCTGTTTGCCTCTCATAAGCATGAATAGTAATTACTACAGCAAAGGCGAACTTATCCAAGCGACCAGAACCCTTGTCGGCAAGCGATGCAACATTGACCACTACCGATCTCTGGTTCTCCACAGTGAGTATGTGGAAATAGACGACGCCCAGTATGCTCGCATCGAATGTATGCGCGTGCCTCGAGAGGGAAAAGACGACGATCTCTTCTATTATGGTGTGGCTGAATGCCTCATCCGAGTCCACAGGAAAGCTGGCGAGCAGTATGACTTAAACCTCAACAATATGTTGTTATCAACTCCCCCGGAAATCTACAGTGTCAGCATTGAAGCTAGGTGTAAGCGGGGATCTAAACGAGTTGACAATGGCTATGCTTGCTTGGGATTGAATTTTATGGGATTAGCTTTCTTAAGACGCAAATTTGCATTGCCAGGGATTCCCCTGACAGTAATTACTCATCTGAAGGGGGCTGAGTTAGGATCCCCTGAGAAAATCAGACCCGAATCACAGTTCCAAGGAGAACAAAAAGAAATGAATAAATCTGAAACCCAGCAGCCTGTCAAGCCTCCTGCTACAAAACAGGAATCGAGGGCAAAACTGGAATTAGCCATCAGCGAAATGAAACGCCTCAACAGGGACCAGGAAGAACAAATAGATATGCAAACTGCTGAGATCAAACACAACCAGGACGAGCTAGAAATCAAAGACGTGAGGATTCGCAAACTTGAACTTGAGCAGAAGCAAGTTGAGGAACGTCACATCGATACTAACTCACGCCTTGAGGAACTACGGACCACACATGAAACCACTGACAATAAAGTCGGTGACCTCATAGCTGAAAACACAAAGCTCGAAGCAAAGAATATCAGCCTCAAGAACTCGCAAAAACTAACTGATGATACCCTAGAGGACATTCGTAAGCGCGTTGAGCTTGCGGAGGACAAAACCCATCTCACGATGGAAGACAACCTCAAACTCACCACAAAGCTGACCAAGCGAAACAATGAGAACATTGCTCTCAGACTTGAGGTTGAAGGCCTCAAGAAACGTGTAGCTAAGGCTCGACGTATCGCGCGCGTGCAATTGAACATATAACAGTCCTTTTGTGACACATCGACTTGGGGGGCTGGATGACGCCCCTCGGCTGACACAACTTAGGTCCATGCAGTCGTCAACGCACTGAGCGTATTACGGACCATTTTTGACAGGTGATGTATTTTGTCATCATTAGAAAAAGATGAGAATCCTAAGAATGTCAGTCCTCCCCCTGCTCCCGACCCTGCAGGTGCAACGCTGAAGCCAGTGGCAGCCAAACAACCAGGCGAGCAAGAGCAAGACAAGCCAGTGGAAATCAGCATCGACACCTCCAAAATCCGGGCAGAAATGAGGGAAGAGATGAAGGGCATTCTTGAGGCTCATAAAAAAACTTTGGACTTAGAACGCGTAGAGGGTCAGGGCACGGTTGCACCTGAACTTCTCGAATACAAAAAGATGGTTGAGGAAACAGCTGCTCGTTTGAAGGAGAATCCTATGAAAGAGCAGTGGATGGTTCCGATGCCTGGCTTAACCACAAAAGAACTCACAGGGCATCTTAGAGATTTCTGCTTCACTACTCTAATCACCAAAGGCAAAGCCGGTGACGTTGTAAACGTCCCATACGTCAAAGACTTTGACTTTGAAATCCTAGCTTCGGTCGGCGCTGCTTTCTCTGATTCCCTGGGCGATGTGTTCGGGACAACAGTCACTGCACTCCAGGAAGCTGGAGGCTGGACTAGAATCGCCTACAAAGACATTGAGAAAATCAACTCGGACTTGCTATCCCAAATCAACAATGCGTTTAAAACAGCTGCGTTGCGCGCTGAGGACGAGATAATCCTCGAAGCGCTTGACGACGCCACCACAAACCTACTGGCTGGCGCCATCAACAGATCTACTGAATCGACGGGCACAGGTAAAATCTCAGCGACTGACATTCCCCAAGCAATTGGGAAACTGTTAATCGCTGGGAAAGCTGTTGAGCCTGGGCAATGTTGTGCCTACTTAACTGGAGGCGCATACGCTGGACTTCTTGAAGATATAGCAGCTAACCAACCCTTTGCTTACACAAGTCCTCAATACTTGCAGACTGGTAAAATCACTGAGCTCATGGGTGTGCACATAGTGGTCGGTGCGCCTTGGGCTATTGGACCACCCCGAATGGGGGCAACTGGAACATGCTATGCTTGCTATATTGGCCGCTGGAAACGTGGTGTAATTCTAGCTCCTAAACGTGAGCTATTGCTGGAAACTGAGAAAGACACTGTGGGCAGAACCCAAACATTGACAGGAAGCCATACCATCGGACTCAAAATCCTCGACCCCAAAGAATTCTGCAGAATCAACACAAGCCAACTAGTCGCTTAGTCCTACCCATAAATTCTTATCTCTTATCCCACTAAAGCCTTCTTAATACTCAAGACACGCGCGCGCAGGCACTGCGAGCATTGCCGGGCTAAGAGATATTCCCTCCCCGTTTCTAGATGAAATTTAGGAAAACAGTCACTTTAAGGGAAAATGGGAATGTTCGCAATTATCAAAGTCTACAACGACGTTCAATTCATTGTGGCAGCTGTAGAAAGCATCAAGCGTTTTGTTGAAGGCATCATCGTAGGCGATGGCGCATACGAGCTCTATTATGAGGTCTATAAGAAACATTTCAAACATGCTAAAGTGACGAGCACTGATGGCAGTATCGAGGTTTTGAAGCATCTAGGTGACTTGCCTGATATCCAGTTCCTCCGGGTTCCCCCCAAAGGCTGGAAAAACCAAGTTGAGAAAATGAACGCCTTGCTCCAGGCTGTTCCAGAAGACGCATGGTTTCTTGATTTAAACGCTGACGAGATGCTTGTCGGCGATGTCGCAAAGGGATTCAGAGAGATTACCGAGAGCGGTTGTATCACAGGACGAGTTCCCCTGGTGAACTTGGGATGTGACATAGATCGCCTGCATTATTTTTGGCATCCACGCATCTGGAAAAACATCCCTGGGACTCATTTTGAAGGAACGCACTGGCAAATCCGCGATAAATATGGCAGGATAATTGAAAGCGACTATCCTGTTTGGTGGACTCAAGATATGGTGATGTGCCACTTCAAACCTTTGAAGCCTCGAGTTCGACTCCAGCCTCACCTCGAGTATATGGCTGTGCTGCGTGACCGAGGCTGGCAGGAACCTCACCGTGAGGAAATAGATGATTATTTAGGAAAGGGAAAAGGTAAAGATGAAAGACAAACAACGGAGAAAGAAAGCTCTTAAAATTATCCACATAGGCGCACATGACACCGGCGGCAGTGGGTTCTTCTCGTCACAAGCTGTCAACAACCATTCACATCACCTTTCTGTAAACATCAGGTTTGTGAATGATTGGGCTCGGATTCCAGCGTATATTTGGGCTAACAGGTATCCTCGAGAAGCTGTGCGCAATATGCTTTACAAGGCTGATGTGATCCACTTCCAAATTCACACCAAGCCTTTCTTCACTTCACTAGGTTTAGACCCGAAAATAATTCAGAAGAAGAAAACACTCGTATGGTACCATGGGACACTGCTAAGAACCCAACACAGACAGCTACTTGCAGACGCTAAAGAGTATCTGCCTGACCATGTGGCTTGTGTTAGTACTCCTGATTTATTCGCTCACATTGAACAGGATCGTGAAGCCTACTGGCTGCCTGTGCCTCGTGACTTCAATGCGATAATCCGTAACTATGGATTCAACGCTAAAGAGGAAATGGCTCGCCACGTGTTTGGCAAGAAGAAAGTCATAACAATAGGGCACCCCTCGAGTAGCGTCGGGAAAAAAGGCAGTAAGTTCTTCTTTGCTGTTCTCACTGACATTATGCGCTTCAACAAAAACTTGCGGAGTACAATCGTGATAAACACTCCCTGGGACGCTTGCATGCGAAAATACAGTGAGTTTGACATGGTTCTAGGCGCTGCGGCTGGCGCTGGAACATACGGGCTCACTTGTGTGGAGGCTGCCGCCTTTAAGATCCCCGCAATCACCCTGATGACTGAAACCACTGTCAGCATGTATAAGAAGCTAGTCGGGGAATCGCCTCCGATCGTCATGTGGCACGATATGAAAGACCTGTTCCATAAGCTCCAGGAGATGAGCAGTGACCTGGCGCTCAGGACTGAACTAGGCCAGTCGCTGTATGATTGGATGAAGCCACTTCATGACTATCCTGAGTTCGCGCGGAATTACTTGAACATAATCACCCGGAAGAAGTAATAGGTAAAGGGAGAGGTAACTTTTTTGACCTACATAACTGTAAAAAAGGCTCGTACACTTGCACAGATGAAAATGGAAGACTTGGAGTTCGACACCGACAGCGAGTATGAAGCCACAGTCAACGACCTTATTGTGCATGCCCAATCAATCATTGACAACTTCTGCGACGTGCCTACTGGCTTCTTTGAAGCTGGCGGTGTCACCCTCACCGATGAGTATCACGATTTGAAGCGGACGAACAGTTATGTGAGCTTACGCTATAAACCTGTAATCAGCATCACAACTGCCTCAGTAGACACGGCTCAGTATGGCTCTGCATCTTCATGGTCTGTTGTGGCTGAGGCAAACAGGAGAGTTGACCTGGTTTCAGGCGCATTATACTTCTACAATCTAACTTTCTATGTGATCCAACAAAATATCAAAGTCACCTATGTGGCTGGCTACGCTGCCACGCCCGGTGACATCACCTACGTAGCTGGGCAGCTTGTCGCAAACGCGTTGCATGACGCCTTACAGCGAAAAGTGGCGCCAGTGGTCCGGATTGATGATTGGGCTGTCCGCATGTCAGGATCTAAAATTTTCACGAAAGAACTGCAGGACATGCTCAGACGCTACAAGCAAATCGAGGCCAGCTTTGGATAAGCTAACCTGTTTTTAACGCTCACAGCTTAGAGGAGGTGAATGGCCTGAATAATCGAAATCGTCTGTTGATTCCGCTCATCGCATTTATGATCTTCTTCGCCGTCACAGTGGCAGTTCGAGGCGTAGTGGCTGACATGGCGACTGCCGCTGACTACAGTACACCCGTGACAGATTTTCTGTCTCAAATTGGTTCAGTGATTCCCCCCGCCTTCATCATAGCCTTCATGCACTGCATGCTTGGATATATCAAGCAAAACCCTCCTCAAGACTTTGAGCTCGTTAAGTTTCTCACTACACTCTGCCTATCTATGCTTGTAGGCTGGATCAGCGTTGTCACAGGTTGGGACTATACACAAGGTCTTACCTGGCTAGCAAATGGGAACATCACAATCTGGATGTATTGGCTCATCAAAATCATCGCAATCAAAGTGGGATGGGTAACTGTCATCGAACCACCTGTAGGGTAGCTGAGCAAGCAGTAAAATAATAATCTAAACCCCTTTTTTAGCCCAAATATTTACCTCGAGGAAACCAAGCAAATGAACCCTCCAACTAAAAACCAAATGTATGGACTGATCGCGTTATCGATAGCCATCACACTAGTTGTCGCCGGGGCTTTGTATGCTTACAGGCGAATCGGCAGTGTGGGTAAAATCAGGAAGATAGATGTGGAAGTCTACCTTTACGCTAACACAAATCAGACAGTAGACTTCATTGATTGGGGATGGATGTCCCCTGGCGAAACCAAACCCTTCGGCTGCTACGTTTTCAACCCTAGCCCAACTTTACCCATTAACATCACTGTGTGGGCAGAGAACTGGATTCCAAGCAACATCTCCCAGTACATGAATCTCACAGCTATAACTCAGCAACCCTACAATCTAATGCCAGGCGAGTTCACAGCGATGTATCTGATTCTAACTGTTGACCCTGACTTACCCAGTGGATTCGACGATTTCTCATTGGACATCGTGGTGCAAGGAAAATACGATCCACCTGAACCCTAGCGTGGGTTTGAACCCCACCCCTTTTTTTCTAATTTTGGTGCACCCTCGGGCAATCCGGTGCACCTGCTCTTTTAAAGAGCCGGGCAGTCCACTGCCCTAATCACAGTAAATATAGGAGAATGAAAAAATGCAAAGACCAGAAATTGGCTTAGACACCCTGCGCGTCAACAATGAGACTAGACAATACCTCACCGAGCATTTCAGCAAGCAACGTGACATGAGCCCTAATACAATGGGAATCCTAGACATCATGGAAATCAAAGTCCGGGACAAGAGTGGCCGAATCAAAGACCAACGCAAAGTCATTGACATAATCACCAACACTGGACTCGCTGAAGTCGCTGGCCTAATCCTACTTGATGTCGCTGGCTTGACAGCCTTTGACGTCATCGGGATTGGAACAGGCGACTTTATAGCTGAAGCAACAAACACAGGCCTAGAATTCGAGATCAAACGCAAAGAGGGCACTGGAACTCGAATAACCACAACCACGACAAACGATACAGCTCAGCTTATTTCGACCTTCAGTAGCAGCGACGGTCTCAGCGGAACCTGCTCTGTGAAAGAAGCTATTGTCGCCAACATGACAACCACAGGCATCACATTATGCAGACAAGTATTTGCAGGTCTAGCTGTTGATTGGGACGCAGGCGACTCAGTGGAAATCACTGAGAAAATTGTCTTAAGCGGCGCCTAGCCACCCCCCAAAATACTTCGTCCCCTGGAGGTCAGGGCTGATGAAGATATCATGGCGTGAGCTCTGGCGATATCTACACCCGAAAAGTTACTATGATCGCAAATACCCCCATGCATCCATTTTCTACCACGCGCGTTTCCTGCCTCGAGTGGGCAAGATACCCCTGGACGTCCGTGAGTTCTTCACAAACCCCAACTCCTACTTATTTGAGCAACTGCGCTACGAGAAGCGCCAGGGCAAAATCATCAAGGCTATTGGGTCTGATAGCGAATTGGTTATTTGGGCTCTAGAGTTTGTCCGGAAATCAATCAAGTATTATTCTGACAAAGGGCAGTTTGGTGTTGACGAGCTCTGGTTGATGCCTCATGAAACTTCTGAGCTTGCTCGAGGCGACTGTGAAGATGGCGCTATCTTACTTGCCAATATCCTGGTGAACCTGGGGATACCTGCCTGGCGTGTCCGATTGTCCTACATGGCTCATCACCTGTATGTGCTCTATTACAGTGATTTGACTATGCGATGGTTGAAGCTGGACTGGACTAACATAAGCGATCAGCAGCCTAAAGCCTGCCCTTTGGAAACAGCCATGTTCAGTTGGACTCGTGACCAAGCATACACACACGTCCCCCTACCGGAAAATACGGACCGTATCTCCGTCAAAGATGGAAAGATTTCCTTTGAGTCAAACACCTAAGTGGCTTGAAAGTCTCATCTTAATATTCATACTATTAGCAGGCGCTATCCTCGGCTTCACTTTCCTAGTTGAGCAGCCTCCACACACTCCCCTGTATCCTGATGTGCCTTCTGCAGAGTCTGGTTGGCTAACCGGGTTCCTTTATAGGAAAAGTGGATGGTTCAAAGATACAACTGGTGCTCTTTCATTTTTCCCTGTCACGTTTGTGGTTCATTATGGTGATGGAACTGATGGCACTGACGTAGTGTATCTTGATAGCAAATGTCAAAGTGACTTTGATGATATACGCTTCACAGACAGTACCGGGAGCGCTGAGTTTGATTACTGGCTGGACCCCGACTTCACCTACGACGGTGACAACGTCACAGTATGGGTTGAATCTGTCAATTCAATGGCGGGCATATCTATTATGGGAACGATACGACATCCACAACTAGCAGCGCATCTGATGTTTTCACTATCTATGATGATTTTAACCGGGCTAATAACGCCACTGTGGGAAATGGATGGACTGAAGATGAGGGGCCAACAGGCGGCGCACTCGCAATCAGCAGCAACACATTGAAAATCACACAGTACCAGAACTATTTCTGCCACGTTCAAAAATCAAGCGTCCAATTTTACAACCATGAAGTAATTGTAAAATATAAGCAACTGGATAATGGCGCATCCTGGACATCTGCTGTAGTCTCTTGGTGGGAGGACGGTGATTGGTATCGGCTCGGTCAGTATGGTACTGGCAAAATCAGCGCTGAGGAAAGAATAGATTCTGCCCTCACCTCCACTCAAACAGGCATACTGACGGAGGACATTTGGTACTACCTCAAGGTGAATACGAATAGCAGCCACGTGCGTTATTATTATGCTACAGTCCTAGGCAGTTGGACGTTACTGCGGACTGCCACGAAAGGAGGCGATTGGACTGGACCTTTCTATTTCCTCCTTGGCAAAGGAAATGACTCGCCCGCGTACGGAACTGGGTCCGAATTCAACAATAATTATACTGCTGCAGGTCTCCTCAAGTACTCTTATTTTGATTGGGTGCGTCTACGGAAAATCACGACAACCGGTGAGAAAGTTGTTGTCTATAATTGGGGGGGTCAAGAGCCAATTCCTGACACTGTGAGTCCTTACCTGCCTGTTGCTTCAGGTGACAAAACTGAGTGGAATGCCAGCGGCGTGAATGATAATTGGGAATATGTTGATGAGGGCTATCCAAGCGATGGTGACAGTGGTTACATCCGCACAAACTATGATGGCGAGAGCTTTGTAATAGATCTCTACAACATCGAGCCTGTTAGTGTCAGGGCTGGCATGGACGTTGAGAAAATAATCCTAACTGCCTATTCACGTTACACGATCCGCACCGGACCCCAACTGTACCTGATGGTTTCAGTTGAAGGCAATGAGTATCTCAGCAGCGCCATCGCTATGACTACTGCATGGGGGTATGACAGCTACACGTGGACTGTTAATCCTGATGATACAGATTTCAGGTGGAATCAAACAAGCTTCAACAGTCTCCAGGTAGGCGTGAAAGGACGCACTGATTACTTCATATCTTACAGTGTGATTCGAGTCTCAGCCATCTGGATGTTTGTCTATTACAAACCCGATCCTACCCTTACTCTCAACGCCAGTGTAGCAAATGAAATCTGCAACTTCACAGCTGATTGGCTGGAACGTGATGGTGAGATGGATGCTTACATTTTCGGTCACAATAAAACTGGCACTTTCGTGAATAGCAGCGAAACCGCGTTCAGCGCCGGGTCTTCCACATCCACCGAACATTTGAACCTCACCGACCCCACCACACCCCTGGGGGGCTGGCTGCTTGAGTATCAGTTCTGGGCTAAGAACAACGGGTCTGTATGGAACACAACCGGACTCGGAAAACTATGGGTTTGGCTAATTTCCCAGGATGCAAGTGAACGCATCTTCGGAATCAGCCAGGGGTCTTCGAGATGGGGCGGCGCCTTTTACTACAATGGCTCAGCCACTGGAGGCGCTGACGCTATTTATGTGGCCTATTGTAACAGTACGCTGACAACTTGGCGTTTGAATGCGCGAGCCTTCAGCGTCAGTACTGAGGTGTGGACAGACTATCACGACCTTGGAATAGCAATGGGCAATGATGCTCACTGGAATCCTTCGATCACCAGGCTGCCAAATGGTAGTCTCTGCATGGTATATGGCTACTTTGGATCCCCCTACAGCATAAAATACCGGGTGGGTAAACAGAATATTAGCACAGTCAGTAATCTTAACACAATCATCAGCGATTGGAACAGTGAGTATGCTGTTGAAAGCAATCACTTTGATTATCCTCAGCCCTTAGCCTGGGACGACTGGGTTGTGGTCTTCGGCAGATCAGGCGCAGGCAGTGACGAAGGTAACTGGTCTCGTCGCCAGTGGAATGGCACTCACTTCGATAATGAAACCACGCTCATCTACATGGACGCTGGCTATTATGATGACGAAACGCTGTATGCAAACGTGAACCAGGATGGCAACAATATCTATCTTGGTTTCAGCCGGTACAACATCACCAAAGGCGCCGACGAAAACCTGTACATGATCTATAGCACCGACAGGGGAATGAATTGGCGACACTGGAACGGAACAACCTTAACACTGCCTATTTGGGGGGAAAATGCTCTAGTTGCTGAAATGCCCACTAGGATAAGGGCAGGTGCACCCTTCCTCGATGAAAACGGGACTTTCTGTTTCCCCTACTTTTACCGTTATCTCGATCGAGGCTATGGATGGCCTGGGCTCGCTCAATACTCAACCACACCCGGCTCTGTAGGCACATGGACCACTGGCAACCTCACTGACTCAGATGGAAATCAGATAATGGGTTGGTGCACTGTTCTCTACAATGACAACTTCTACGGTCGACCCTCAGGGTGGGGTGGAATCAGCACAGTA